TAAGAAGTCTGTTTCCAGATTCCACCTTTAAAAAAATTAATACACCAGTTTTCTCCGTCTACGTGCATATCATTTTCACCTAATGGTCCTGCTGCTGTAGATACATCATTACCTACCACAACAACTCTTTGTACTACTTGATGTGAATCTGACGTAAATCCAGTTGGATCTGTCATTGCTTTTAGTTCTGCGAAATGTGCCATATTCTTACTCCTTAAATGTTATATTTATAATTTAATTTTAACTTATAGTCAACGTTCCTGATACAGTAAATGAAGCTACTTTACAGCCTCCTGCTGGACCTGGTAATGTTGCTATACTATTAGTTCCTGGTGCTACCGCTGCACATGTTGATCCAGGAAATCTAACCACTACTATACCTGAACCACCAGCTCCACCATTATCACCACCTCCGCCAGATCCACCGCCACCACCACCTGTGTTAGCAGTTCCAGCTCCCGCACAACCAGTGTTACAGTTCTGACCAGCACCGCCACCACCAGCACCACCGCTTCCTCCATTTCCTGGATTATTAATTACTCCACCTCCACCACCACCTGCATATGTTGTTGGAGTATTTGTAATATTATTAGGTGCTCCTGCTCCTCCGTTACCACCTGCTGTTGTGGTTCCATTAGCTCCTGATGCAGTTGCTCCACCACCGCCACCGCCGCCATGACCTGGTCCACTTGTGCTGTTAGTTCCACCAGGATTTCCTTGAGGGAAAGCCATAATACCTGCTCCTGCAGGTGAATTTCCTGATCCACCAGATCCTGGATTAGATTGTCCTGATCCTCCACCACCAGATCCACCATTAGCACCTGGTCTTGCAGGGGAACTTCCTGGACCTTCTGATCCACCGCCACCACCACCAGCTGATATAATTCCTATAAAACTAGAATCACTTCCACTAGTTGCTTTACTGTTTGTGCTTGTAGCTCCAGCTCCACCACCACCAATTGTAACAGTGTATTTTCCTGTTCCTAGTTGTTCTGTTGCCGCTTGTAATGGACTTGGGCCAAAAGCGGATGATCTATAACCACCTGCTCCACCTCCACCACCTTGAGCTTTACCACCACCTCCACCACCAGCTACTACTAAATAATTTACATTAACACCACAACCTGTATCTAATATGTTTAAAGTCCCTGAAGATGTAAAGCTAGCAACGTATCCTGCATCTGGCACTAAAGAAACTGCACCTGCACATCCAGGACTAGCTTGTAATAAAACTCCAGAAGGGCCTGGCGTTCTTGCAACAACAATACCTGAACCACCATTACCTGAAGAAAATGTTCCGCTACTACCTGTTCCTCTAGAACCAGCACCTCCGCCACCTCCAGTGTTTGCAGTTCCAGCTGTACCATTAGAAGCATTACCACCAGCACCTCCGCCACCATCTCCGCCAGCTCTTGGTGATCCTGGTGTACCTTCGGTACCACCACCTCCACCACCAGCAAATGTTGTATCCGTCCCTGTAATCGCATTTGGTGCTCCATCTCCGCCTTGACCATCTCCGTCTGTTCCTCCAGCCTCTAATGCTCCACCACCGCCACCACCTCTTCTGGCTCCTTGAATATTAGCTCCTCCTGGATTTCCTTCTGGTGGATCAAAACCTCCAGCGTTTCCAGTTCCTACTGTGTTAGCAGCACCACATGGCTCTCCACTGGCTCCACCTCCTGAACCTCCTGGTCTAGTTCCGCCACCACCACCTGTTGACGTAATACTTGAAAGACTAGAAGATGAACCTGAATGTGTTGGAGCAGGAGCATCTCCTGTTCCACCGCCACCAACTGTTACTGTATAACTTCCTATACCTAAACCTAATGCTGTTCCTTGTAATGGACTAGGACCAAATCCTGATGCACGATAACCTCCTGCACCACCACCTGAGTAAGGTGAACCACCGCCACCACCACCAGCGACCACTAAATAATTTATTGTTGCTTCTCTCTTAGGCCATGTACCTGCATCTAATTGATCTATTTGTTCATTAAGACTCCAGACTCCTGAAGCCTTGTCTAATTCTTTTACTATAACTATTCCTGAACCACCGTTTGCACCAGAGCCTCCAGCAGGAAATGCTCCTTCTCCACCGCCTCCACCACCTGTATTGGCAGTTCCAGCAACTGCTCCTCCTGTTCCTGTTCTTCCTCCTGCTCCACCACCACCAGTTCCACCAGTTCCTCTAGAACCAGTTTGTCTACTATCAGATCCACCGCCGCCACCTCCAGCGTACACACCACAATTAGGTGCTCCTGGAAAATCAGGACTAACATCTAACCCTGCACCACCAGGTCCAGATACAAAACTCGATCCGCATTTAACAGCTGCACCTCCAGCAGCTCCAGCTCCGCCACCACCTGATGCAACAGCAAAACTTCCAGGTCCTGCAGTTCCTAAACCTCCAGGGTTTCCTTGACATGCTGTTCCTACTCCTGCGTTTGATGCAGGAGGTGTAACACTACATCCTACTAAAGCTATTGATCCACAACCATCCACAGTTGCACCCCCACCTGATCCTCCAGGTGCACAAGCACTTCCACCAGGCCCTGGTCCAGTTCCTCCTCCTCCACCAGTAGATGAAACCGTTGTTCCGCATGCTGTTATAGAAGTTGTAGTACCTCTAGCACCAGCTTCAGTTGTTCCTGAACCTCCACCACCAATAGTTGCGGTTACGCTTGTTTTAGCATTTACCTCTATATTTCTTAATCCACCAGCACCGCCACCACCTCTGTCACCTCCACCTCCACCACCAGCTACGATTGCTGTTTGAACAATTCTAGTTCCTGATTGTAGTGTGACATCACCAGATGATGTTTTTGATGTTAATGTATTTTTACCACGAGACGTTACGTTTGTTGGTCCAATTATTCCGCCATTGCCAGCCATAATTTAAACCTCCTAGTCGTCTATAACTTCATATGAAACAAAAAGCGTTAAATCTGAAGCTGAACTTGCTCCGCCTTCTAATTTATCACCTTCTTCTAAATAAATAGGTGTGTCTGTTAAAACTAAAACTGCATCAGCTGGCACAGAAACTGTACTTGCTATTTTGAAAGTAGCTCCTGATATAGATGCTCCTGTCGCTGCAGAAGTTCTTGTTGCTTTATCAACTTGCACTGTAACATCTGCTGCATTTGTTCCATCAATATTTGCAACTGAAATTCTATTTATTTTTACTAATTTACCAGATGAAACTGTCATTAAATTTGCATCTAAAGTAGTACCAAGTTCAAACCCTTGCGACTCTCCGATTATTGTTGCTACATTTACTATATTTGGTGCTGCCATAATATTCTCCTTTTATCCGAATACGATTGCCATTGCAATAGCCTTACCCGTAGAAATCCCTGCATCAGCGAAAGATAAATTACCTGAAGAATCTGACACTAATGCTTGACCTGAGGATGTCGCATCGGCTGTTGGTAAGTTTAAAGTAAAGCTAGATCCAACAGTTGTTGCTGCTCTTAAGCCAACAAATTGACCTCCGCTAGCATCTTGAAATCTTAGCTCATTTTGATTTACTAAATTTATTTGTGAAAACTCTGAAAATACATCTACAATGTTAGGATTTGTACCATCATCAGCTTTAGCATAAACAAATTTTGTTCCTTTATCTGTAGCAGAAAAAGTTACACTAGTTCCCGATCCACTTGTGTATTGAAACTCTACGGTATGTGCACCGCTCGTGCTATTTTTAATTATATAAAAATTTTCTACATCTAATGGAATAGAAACTGTAATGTTACCTGTTATGGTTCCTGTAAGTTCTATAATTCTGTTTGCAACTGTTGCACCTGTAGCACCATCAGAAACATTCAATGGAGTATCACCAGTTCCACTTACGGCTTGTGAATTGTATCCACCTAAAATTTGACTTAGAATATTTAAATTTGTATTTGTTTTGTCACCCCACAAACCAGCTTGTTCACCGGTCACCATTAATTCAACACCTAAAGGTGTATAACTTGAAGGCATATTTTATCTCCTGTTTAAGCTGCCAAGGTCCAATTTACTGTAGAACCCGTATTAAGGTCAGTATAAGTCACAGAGCTACCAGTGTCAACAGGTGTCCATGCAGTAACAAAAGCCTGACCTACGCTTGATGTTATCTCTAATCCAGTTGGTTTAACAACAGCTGTTTGTTTAGTTGTAATTGTGCCTAAACTTGACGTTATTTGTTGTCCTGTTGGGAAGGCTTTAATAGACGGAGTGGCTACAACTGTGCCTAAACCAGTAGTTATTGCAAAACCAGTTGGTCTAAAAGTAAAGCTAGTAAATGAATTAGCATTACCTAAACTTGTATTTATCTGCTGACCTGTTGCATTTGCGTCAGCTCCTGATACAACTCCAGCCGGTCCTAAGCTAGAAGTAATAGCTATACCTGTTAATGAAACAAACTCATTATCAGATACTATAGGGGTTCCAACTGCACTATTTATTTGTGGTGCATGTGTATGAACAAATGTGGCATCAGCTTCAATATCAACAACACCAAAACCAGAAGTAATTAAATTATTAGAGACTGTAGCCTTTGCACCAGCTTTTGCTAATGCTGTTCCTAATGAAATAGTTGTTTGTAAACCAGTAGGTAAGACTGAATAAGCAGCTCCCCATGCAAGGTTGCCCCAAGTTTTTCTACCCCAACCTACATTAAGTTGCGCAGTAACACTTATAGAACCTAATGATGATGTTACAGATAAACCTGATACACCTACAGTTACAGAATTATTTTGGCCCCATCTGAGTTGACCCCAATTGCCATTACCCCAACTGTCAGGTGCAGCCATCTTTTACCACCTACGCTAATCTAATAATAGCTAATGTGTTAGTAAAATTCGGAAATTGAATTGTAAAAGTCCCTGATGTTGATACTTTGTTTGAAACAAAATCTAATACTGCAACTGATTTGTTTGCTTGTGATGTATTATAAATTAGTGCACCCATAGCTGTGATAGTTGCTGTTAAGTATGAAAGATCTGCAAAATCTACAATTGCAGTTGTTCCAACCAATTTATGTGTTTGTCCTTGTAAAACTTTACCTCCTGAAGAATAGTCACCCGTTGAATCTGTAACTTGTCCTGCAGTTGTAAAAGATGCCAATGATGGTCCTATAACTGATGAATCAGTATATAAAGCTAATTTAAATTTATTACCACCAGAAGCAGCAAAATTGTGAGTTCCACTTAATAATTGATTTTTAAAAGAACTTGTAATTGCGCTAGTTGTTATTGCCATAATTTTCTCCTGTTTTATGGTGACGGTGAATCAATTTTAATTCGGATCGCACCATTGAAATAATCGTCTCTTCTTCTTCTACCAATTTGCTCTATAGCATACTTGGATATAGCATTTGTATACTGTTTTTCGTAATATTGCAACATGTCTATAGGACCCTTCAAATAGCCATATGCTTCGATTAAACAAGCGTATAGTAGACCAGCAGGAAAATTTTTACTTAAATAAGTTTGTGTATTAGAAGATGATAGCCCTGCAGGTTTAGCTACATAACTAGCTTGAATGCTAAATGTTGTGTTAGGAACTGGTGCGAACATTAAAGTATCATCATCTAAATTTGCATAATATTTTGGTACACCTGTTGCCTGGGTTGGATTAAATTCATCTATGAAAGTAGTATCTCTTTTTTCTAAGTATATTTTATCAGAACCACTAGTTATTTGTAATGCACGTATTATTAAAGCGCCATTTGGAAAATTTAAAAATTTTTGACCGCTTACCATACTTGCAGTAGCATATTTTCTATCAGCATCTGTATTTACGTCTCTTAAAATTCTTTCTTCTGCATCTAATATAAAACCATTAATTATTGCAGACGTAAAAACTGTATCATCTACTTCTGTGTAATTTCTAATTTTTGTTACTAAATCTGCATATGTTGTTGCCATTATGTTATAACCTTAACCTCTCCTATACTAGTCAGTATATCTAATCTTTTGCCTGCTGGCAAAGGTAACATCCCGTTAGAACTAAAAGTAGGTATACCTAAAGTCCCTTGAAAAGAACCTACGGCCACAGTCATATTACCAATATTGTGTTGTACTCTAACATTCTGTAATGCTTGTGGATCTGCCCCATAGATTTTTGGATCTAATTGTGGTGACTTAGGCTCATACTCAGATACATGTACAAGAGCGCCATTCCACTCTTTAACCATTTCCAAATATGGAAAAGCTTGTCCTGACCTATCTGATATAGATTGAGCGTACTTACCTTTTGCAAATTTTGTCATTATGTAACTGTCGGATAGTAATTAGCAGGAGTAATAAATGTGCTAGATCTTGATCCGTCCTCTTCTAATGCTCTTTTAATCTCATCTTCATAGTAAAGTTTTAAAGCCTGTGTTCTTTCAGGTGTATATTTTTGAGATAAATAAAAAGCTAAACCAGATACCATGCAAGGTATCCATCTAAAAGGTACATCTGCTGTATTAGTATAATCTCCTGCGTCTTGTATTCTTTGTAAAGAATAGTATTTTAAATGTGTAAAATTTTGTTTATCAGGTGTGATATACAATGTGATTGTAGGTGAAGCTGTGCCAGTTGTAACTCTTTGAACAAAATATTGTGAGGGTGTTCCTGTAGATCCTTTATTAGGTAAAGATGCATAAGTAGATCTATCGATTTTAGTTAAGGACACATCTAAATTATCTGAACCAGGATTAGCAGTTGTAGAACTATTTGATAAAAAAGCCTCAAGAACATCACTGGCACCTGCAACTGTGGAATATTGCGAGGTACCAGCTGTTAGTTCGAGAGCATTTAATTGAACTTTCCAAAGGTGGACACCACGGTTGCCCCACTCTGAAAATAAAACATTAAGAGATCTTCTTGCTTTTTTTAGATCATAACCAGAACTAGTTTGAATACCGCATCTTTCGTATGCCTCTTCAACTATTTCATCAATCGATAAATCGAATGTTGCTGTTCCACTGGTAGCCATTAGTCATGTCCTATTTTTTTAATTCTCTTACTATTCTTCTTTTTTCGGATCTTAGGTTTCTTGCACCTTTTTTTGTTCTAGCTTTTTCAGCATCAACACGACCAAGTTCTTCAAGTCTATTCATTCTTCTTGTATTTGCTTTACCGCCTTTTTTCATGTAACCCATTTTATTTCTTACACGAGTTGGTAATTTAGCTAGACCTGGATTTTTTTCTTTGTCTACAGCTTTTAATCCACCTTTTTTCATTTCAGAAGCTCTTACTCTTCTAGCTGCTTCTGCAACACCACCACCCATGTAAGTTTTTTTAACAGGTGCTACTCTATTTTGTTTAGATGGTCTTTCCACTTTTCTTGGATCTCCAACATTTTCTTTACCTATTATTTTTGCTAAGGCAGCTTGTCTTGTTCGTTGAAATCTTTCTTCTTTCATAGGATTTTCTGTTTTTCCACCTTTTTTATATCTCTTCATCATGCCACCACCCATTTTACCCATAGCTAATTGTTTTTTCTTTTTCATAGCTAAGCCAGCAAGAGCACCACCCATACCTGATTTCATTTTATCAGTGCTGCCTGATTTTTTACCCATCATTTTTTTTGCAGCCATAGCGCCTAACGCACCTAAAGCCATTGCACCCATAGCCATTTTTTTAGGTTTCATACCCATAGCCATTCTTTTGTGCATATTTATTTTTGATTTGTCCATTAAAATACTCCTTTAAAGTTATGTCCTTTGACTGCTATGCCAGTTCCTCTTGCACCGCCATTCACAGATCCGCCTCCAGCTCTATTGTAGACTCTTTTTTTGTACTCTTTCATAAAGGAGCTACCTTTACCTTTTAAACGAATTCCTTTTTTAAGTGGTTTTCTTTTACTCAACTCTCCAAATGTAGTTTTACCAGTTATTCCACCTGCTGCTTTTTTAACAATTGTTGATAACATTTTTGCTTGACCAGCATGAAGTTTAGAAGCTTTTTTTAAACCACCTATAACTTTTTTAATTTTTGCCTCTCCCCCTTTTTTCTTTTTTTCCATTATAATCATAATGCCATCAGCTTTTTTCATACCACCCTTTTTCATACCTTTTTTTCCTTCTTTAATTTGTTTTAAATATGGTGGTAATTTTGGTTTAGGTCTTGTTGGATCTGTTCCAGTAGGTGGAAGCATTGGTTTTTTAGGTTTTCTTCTTATACCACCTCTTGCCATACCTAATTCTTTTTTAAGCTCTTCTAATCTTTTTTGTTTTTTTGTAACATTTTCTTTTAATCTATCTTTATCTTTTTGTTTTTTGTTAGGTTCTCCAGCTTCAACATTTTTTCTTTTACCAAAAAGACCTGCCATACCACCACCCATAAATCCCATATGCTTTTGACCTGTTTTTCTCATTTCACTCCTTTTTTTATTAGTGAATCTTCTTTTAGTTAATGCTTTGACAATTCTTTCCCTTCCAAACCTATCTATCATGTCAGAAATTGTAATTTTTTTCTTAGCCATAATTTCTCCTGTTATAAAGGGCCCTTTTGACGTTATAACTTATGTTATCTCGTTCTACTAATATACTTTCTTTTACGTTTGTTGTCTACCAACCGTTTTTTCTTTCTCATGGCTTTGGATGGTCTGCCACCTCTAAGTTGACCAGATATTTGTTGTGGTATTTGTGCTCTACTGATTGGCATTAAAATAAGTCCATTGCTTTACCAACTATTGGTTTATATGCAGTTTTACCGTTTTTTTTATAAGCATGTAAGTATTGTGCTCGTCTACCCTCTGGTATCCAAGAACAATGGACCCACCCCGAGTTGGGTTCACCGGGCGTGAAAAATTCCAGAATGAGTTGATCTGGTTCTAGGTTTTTAAAAATCCAATCAGATAATTCAGCATTACTTGTACCAAGCACTTCGAAATCGGCCGCCTCTGCCCGTGCATGTTGTGACTCAATCGAGCTACCAATGGCTATGCACAATTTCGGTGATCTAAAACAGCTAGTCACCTTTACCCTACCAAAGTGATCACGGACCGGTTGTAAGATATTTTCGCACAATAGTCTAAGTTTTGTTATTTGATCAGAGTTAGGATTATTGTCAATCCCAAGCCTGATAGCTGTGTCAGATTTAATTAATTCTTGAAGTGTAAAATTACGTGTTAAATTCATTTTTTATTTGAGTCATCTGGTGAATTTTGTATTTCATAAAACATTTTGTCTGTGTCTTCTGTTATCCAATCTTTGTTTTCAACTGACCAATAAGTTGTCTGAACTTTGTAATCGGGCCACTCTCTAGAAACAGTATAATTAGACACGTTCCATAGAATCCTATTATTAGGCTGAGCTGCAAAATTACCGTTATCAAGAGCCAAAATATGATGACACTTGTGTTCATCAGGTATTTCAGAGTGTTCAGTATCAATTTCATTAACCTCTGGAGTAGCCCAATCAATAGTGAAAAGATATTCCCCATGATAAAATTTTTTATCTAATCCTAAATATTTTCCTTTTTGACCACCTAAAAAATCAAACTCAGTGCAACTAGGGTAATAGCTAAAACTATTCCACAGCTCAAGCTCTTCCACTCGCATATCGGGCACAGAGGGTCTCTCAAATGATTTTTGAAAAAACGCTGAAATAGGCAGTCTCCAATAACAAGCCCCGTTCGGTAGCATGCAATGGAATAAGAGGGCACGACCTGTAATACCTGCCATAGCGAAGATAACACAGTCCATGTCTTGTCCTTTATATTTTTCATCCATGTCATAAAGATACTCCTTTCGTACTTTTGCATAAATTGTTGGTATATTAATATTTAAGTATGCCATCAGTCAAGTATAAGCTTTTTAATAGATTTTTCACCCATATAAATTTCTGTTTCAGCTTTACTTTTAATACATTTATAAGTTACATTTGGCGTGAATTGTCTTTCTGCATGGCGCTTACCGCGAAGGCATGCGGCCATGTTTTTTTGTATACGATGCTCTGAAATTTCTGCTCCTACAAACATAATTAGGGCTACCACAGTCTCTATCATAATATCTTACCTTTGTTTTCACCTTCTTTCACTACATACTTTTGTGTGCCGTATTTACCGATCTCAACCTCTTTTTTTAATTCTTTTGAGAGTGTTCTTAATTTATTTGTTCTGTTTATCTCAGCTATGTAATCTAAAATTTTTCTAGTTACTCGTCCCGTTGCCATTATATTTAATCTCTCTGTTTTGATCTTTTAATTTTTCTATG